TGAAAGAATCGAGCAGCAAAATCAATTTAAAGCAATGGATATCATGCGAGGTAACAAATGAGTTCAGTTAGACAACAAGTAGCAGCAAATAATAAAGCTGTATGGAAAGAAGAAGAGGCAAGACAAAATGGCAATCAACCGATCATCAATGAGAATGCAAATATCGACATCGACAAGATCGCCAAAAAGGCAGACAAAGATGCAGACAAAGTCCTTGCGAAAGCAACGAAAACAGTCAAGTCTAAATCCAAAAAGTCTAAGCCTGTCGCTAAGGCTAAGGCCAAGGTAGTTAAGAAAAAGTAATGCCCTTAAAAAAAGGTAGCAGTAGAAAGACAATATCTGCTAACATAAAGGAATTAATGGGCAGCGGTAAAAAACAAAAGACCGCTATTGCAATAGCTTTGCAACAAGCAAAGAAAAATAAAGGTAAGAAAAATGGAAAAAGTAAAAAACGTTAAGACAAGCGTAAGCATTAAAGACCAAGGCACTGTTAACTACAAGCAAGTAGAAAGCGTTCCTAATCCTGGCGCACCAAAGCCATATGGCGCTGGTAAATCTCGTGGTGGCGGAGCTGCTTTGAGAGGAACTAAGTTTAACGGAGTTTCCTAAATGGCAATTGGTGATGCAATGGTTGCACCTGCTGGTTTACAAAATCAGATGTATGGTCAACCTTCCAGAGTACCCGGCTACTCTCAAGGCTTAGGTCAAGCACCTGGCCAGATGGCATTACCACCAGAGCCTATGCCTATAGGCAGACCTACAGCAGTCGTAGGTGGTCCAGCATATTTTACTCCAGCAGGATACCAAGCCCCCACTCAACCTACACAAGCTTTCATGCCAACTGATGTAAGACCTGATCCAATTGGGCAACAGTTTATGCGTCAAATGGAAAGCCCTATGGGTCAACAGTTTCAAGCTCAGTACGAAGCAACTCAAGCTCCAATCAGAGAAGCTGAAGCAGTGGCTCGTGCTGAAGCGCAAGCAGCTCAAGATGCAAGGTTCCAAGAAATGATGGATCGTATTGCAGAGCTAGAAGGTCAGTTGGCTACACCAACTCCTTCTCCTGTACCTGAGCCTAAACCTTATGTACCAGGCCAAACTCCTTTTCCGGGAATACCAGATTTTATAAGAGACTTAGATTTTAGCAATATAGATTTTAGCAACCTTCCTGACTTCTCAAACTTTGACTACGATGACATTATGCGTCAATACAATGACAGAATGGAAATGGGTGAACCAGAACCAATCGATAGTTTCTTGCCTGATCCTAGAGATCTTCCTCCAATGGGTCCAATGCCAGTTGACGAGCCAATATTTACAACTATGCCAGTACCAGATGGACCTCGTGGCCCGGGAATGAGCATAGGTGATATGTTAGAAGGCAGAGTAACAACTATGCCAGTTGAAGATCCAGTACGTTTCAAAATGCCTGAGTTACCAGATTTTTCAAACATTCCAAGTGTAGATGAAAGCGTTGCTACATCGTTTATGCCAGGTTCAGGTATGGGAGGAGGCGTTGCAACTGACAAAGAAAGTCTTATTGGCAAAACATTATTTGGACAAACAATTACACCTGAATCTTTTGCTGGAAGAGAAACAGCAAGAAGTCCTTTTTTAAGAGCTGTGCCAAGACCAGATTTGCCAGTGCCAGAGTTTAGTTTTGGTGGCAAATCAACACCCGCACCAGTTCCTAACATATCCAAAATACCTACAATACCAAACATAGATTTTTCAAACTTACCTAAGTTTGATTTACCAACTACTGGCGAGAGACCAATGATTCCAAGTTTTGGAAACATTAATTTAAGATAAACATTACATAGGCAGGAGAGAGCCATGGACAGCGTAAAACTTGCGGAGTATTTTTTTAAGACTCTGCGCAAAAGAGAACAGGATTTAGTTGACAGTCTTTCAGCAGGGAATGTACAATCCATGGAAGATTACAAATATCATATGGGTGCGTTATCGGCGTTTCGCTCACTCATAGATGATTTAAAAGAAACGCTGCATATGGATGATATCGATGAATGACAAAGTCGCAGAAAAAATAGAAGAAAAAGAAGAAGCCTCATCAGAACTTGATCATGCTTTTGTAAAAGAAGAAGCAAGAGTTCTAGACCCCAAACTATTAAACAAATCATTGTTAGACAGAATGCCAACTCCAAGTGGATGGCGTATTCTTGTGCTACCTTATAGAGGTAAGGGTGTTACTGAAGGCGGTATTCAGCTTGTTAAAGAAACCATGGATAGAGAGTCTCTATCTACAGTGGTTGCTTACGTTCTAAAGGTTGGTCCTTTAGCTTATAAAGAAACAGAAAAATATGGAAACAAACCTTGGTGTCAAGAAAAAGACTGGGTGTTAATTGGCAGATATGCTGGTTCTCGTTTCCGTTTAGAGGATGATCACGAAGTTAGAATTATTAATGATGATGACATCATTGGAACAATTCTAGATCCTGATGATATTAAATCTTTATAAGAGAGGTAAAGCATGGCAAACGAAGCAGAAAATTTAGACATAGAAATTACAGACGAGAAGATTGAAAAGGCAGCAGTGCCTGAGAAAAGACGCGTTGAAGAAAACGTAAGCGATGAACCTGTTGAAGTTTCATTAGGCGATGATTCTCAAGAAGTTTCTCCTGTAACTGAAGATGAAGTTAAAGAAGACTTTGAGGTTTCTCCTAAAGTAGAGGAGCAAGCAAAAGATTTATCTGAGGTAGAGAAGAGAGCATCTCTAGCTCAAAATAGAATTAACAAAGCAGTTGCTCAGGCCAAAGAGTTCCAAAGAAGAGAGCTGATGGCTGTTCAATACGCTAAAGATCTTAAAGATCAAAACGAAAAATTAAGACAACAACAGAAGTCTTTCTCTAGTAGTTACAGCGATGAGTTCACTAATAGGGTTGAATCTCAAATGACTTTAGCAAAACAAGCTTTGAAACAAGCAACAGAAGCCCAAGATGCAGAAGCAATCGCTGCTGCTACTGAAGCTTTAACTTTAGCTACTACTGATAAAGCTAGACTTGAGCAATATTCTCAAGCGCAAAAGCAGTATGAAGCACAAGAAGCTGCTTATATTCAACAACAACAAAATCAACCTCAAGAGCAATATACTCAACCAGCTGAAGAGTTTAATGAGCCATCACCTAAAGCTAGAGAGTGGGCGCAAAAGAATACTTGGTTTGGACAAGACCAAGTTGCAACATCAGTTGCCTTTGCTGTTCACAAGCAATTAGAGAATGAAGGCTTTGACACTGACTCAGATGAGTATTATAGTGAGATTGATAAGAGGGTAAAACAAGAATTACCCCACAAGTTTAACGTGGAAGCGAAGAAAAACGTCCAAACAGTCGCTTCAGCCACACGCAACACATCGACTGGACGCAAACAAAATCGTATTCAATTGACGCCAAGCGAGCAGGCATTAGCCAAAAAGCTTGGAGTGTCATTTAAAGATTACGCAATACAAAAAGCGAGGCTACAAAAATCATGAGCAAGAAAGAGATAAAAGTAACGAGAGCAAATAGCAACGATGACAGAGTCCCTAGAGACTCAGAAGCCAGAAGCAAATCCGAAAGGCCAAAGGCCTGGAAGATGCCTTCAGCTCTTGAGCTTCCAGAAGAAGCTGTAGAAATTGCAAAATCTCAAGGGATTGTTTATCGATGGGTAAGAGAATCTGTAGCTGGACAAGATGACAAAACGAATGTCTCAAAAAGATTTCGTGAAGGATTCGAGCCAGTTAGACCAGAGGAACTCCCCGGATTTCATGATTTGCCTATAGTCGATGATGGTCGACATGCTGGAATTATTGGTGTAGGTGGTTTAATACTGTGCAAGATACCGAAAGAAATCGCAGATCAGCGTAATGAATATTTCGCTAGCCAAACCGAAAACCAAATGAGTGCAGTAGAGAACGACCTGATGCGTGAAGAAAATCCCGCGATGCCAATCTCGAGAGAGTTGAAATCAAGGGTAACTTTTGGCGGAGGTAACAAAGGATAACTTTGTTAACTCTTTTAATAAATTTAATTTAGGAAATAACTATGGCAAACCAAAATGCTGCTTTCGGCTTAAAACCTAATAGCAAACTGGGTAGTAATGTAAACTCTGAAGGGACTACAGAATACTCAATTGCTTCTGGTGCAAGCGGAAACATATTTTCAGGCGATCCAGTTAAGATGGCAAGTACAGGTACTATTTTAGTAGCTGCTGCTGGTGATCAATTGCTGGGAGTCTTTAGGGGATGCAGATATACCGATTCTAGTGGAGAAGTAATTTATTCTTCTTACTGGCCTAACGGTACTGTCTCATCAGACGCGGTGGCTTTCGTTGTTGACGATCCTAATGCATTATTTGAAGTACAAAGTGCTGCAACTGGTTCAGTTGTACAAACAGTTGTTGGTAACAATGCTGATATTGTATACACTGCTGGTTCAACTGTAGACGGACAGTCTGGAGTTGAAATTAGTGGAACTACTGCTGCTACTACTGCTCAACTTAGAATTGTTGGGTTTTCAGGAGATCCTGAGAATAATACTTTAGGAACTGGTTCTCAATCAGCAAACGTTAACATGATAGTCAAAATTAACGAGCACTTCTATGCTCAAGTAACAGGAGTTTAAATAATGGCTATTAATCGTTCACAATTAGCTAAAGAGCTAGAACCCGGTCTAAACGCCTTGTTTGGGATGGAGTATAATCGTTATGAAAACGAGCATGCTGAAATCTTTGACACTGAGTCATCAGATAGAGCATTTGAAGAAGAAACCTTAATCGTAGGTTTCGGTAACGCACAAGTAAAAGCTGAAGGAAACGGAGTCGCATTCGACAACGCTTCAGAAGGCTATACTGCAAGGTACTCTCACGAGACTGTGGCGTTAGCATTTGCACTAACTGAAGAAGCTATCGAAGATAACCTCTATGACAGATTAGGCGCTAGATACACTAAGGCTCTAGCAAGATCTATGGCACATACTAAGCAAGTAAAAGCTGCTTCTGTGTTGAACAATGCTTTCTCATCCAGCTTTACTGGTGGAGACGGAGTATCACTTGTGAATACTTCTCACCCATTAACTGGCGGCGGAACATTCTCAAACAGACCAAGCACTTATACTGACTTAAATGAGACTTCATTAGAAGATGCAATCATTTCTATCTCAACTTTTGTTGATGACAGAAACATGATTCTTGCTCTACAAGGAACTAAGTTGATCATTCCACCACAATTACAATTTGTGGCTGATAGATTGCTCAACACTCCTGGTAGAACAAGCACTTCTGACAATGACATTAATGCTATTAAGAACATGGGAATGGTCCCAGAAGGTTATTCAGTTAACCATTTCTTAACAGACAACGATGCATGGTTCTTGAAGACTGATTGTCCTGATGGTTTTAAACACTTCGAGAGATCTCCTCTTTCAACTTCTATGGAAGGTGACTTTGATACTGGCAACGTCAGATTTAAAGCTAGAGAAAGATATTCTTTTGGTTTTTCAAACCCAAGATGTGTCTTTGCATCACAAGGTGCATAAATCCAATTTTATTGGTAAAGGGAGCTTCGGCTCCCTTTTTTTTATTTAAAATAAATATTTGTTTATTTTTAGTTAATAAGTGTATAATCCAAGAAAAGCCCGTGAGGTTTTATGAATACAGGATTACATGAATCTATAAGCTTGGCCAACTCTCCATGCAATGGAGTATGCTCAACATCCATGGCTCCTTTTGACGATATATGTCAAGGCTGTGGCAGAAATGTTGAGGAAATAAGAGATTGGGAAACATTTCCAGAGTTTCAAAAAAAAATAATTAACGTTACAAACTGGCTTAAAGGATATGACATTCGTCAAAAAAACGATAGAATAAATGTTATGTCCGCAGATTCAAAACAAAAAATTAAAGATATTCAAGGTAGATTAATTACCATTCAATCTCTTATAGAGATGGTTGGTAAAGATATGATTGATGAATTTGGAAAAGATCCAATTATAAAAGAATCATATAAAGCTTTGTTTGACTCTAGAGAATTAATTTTAGAATCAAAAGAACACTTCCCCCAAGAGCCCTAAAGTAGTATAGTTATCTAAACCGAGGTAACTCGTTGCACCAACTGACTCGGCAGACTTACTCCAAGATGGGGCAACATATTTAGTTAGGAGACAATAATGGCTAAATCAACTTTTTCAGGTCCAGTCAAATCATTGGCAGGATTTATTTCAGCAGGGGTTAATAACTCTGTTTCTTTAACCGCAGATACTACATTAACAGTAGATGCACACGCAGGAAAAATCTTGTTGTGTAACGATGCAGATGGTAAATTTACTTTGCCTTCAATCGTATCAACAACACCAAGTGATCCTACAGATCCTAATCAGACAAACAATATTGGTGCTACTTTCAATTTCTATATTGAAACAGCAGCTACTGATCTTGATATTAAAACTGATGGAACTGATAAATTCAAAGGTGCAATTCTTATCGCTATCGATGATAGTACAAAGAAAGCTTTTGTTCCAGGTGCATCCAATGATGTTATAACAATGAATGGTTCAACTAAAGGTGGAATCGTGGGAAGTATTGTTAGCTGTACAGCTATTGATACTGCTACATATCTTGTTCATAATTCATTATTAATTGGTTCAGGAACTATAGTTACACCATACGCTGACGCGTAATTTAGGAGCTAACTATGGCAGGTAGAATTGTAGGCTCAGATGTAAAAACAGCTACTAGCACCAGCTCCGCTACTGGCGGAGCTGTTTTGCAAGCAGGCAGATCTAGATTAAGAGGTTATGTTATCGCAGGAGGATCTTCTGACGGTACTGTAACTTTTAGAGACGGTTCTGTTACTGGCACCACTCTTCTTATTGCTCCTTGTAATGCAAATGATACTGAAACTATGAATATTCCAGATTCTGGGGTTTTATTTTCAGATGGTATTCATGTTGTATTAAGCAATATAGACAGAGTAACTGTTTTTCATTCTTAGTTTTTATTTTTGTAGTAGCACTTCTATAGTGCTACTATATTAAGTGTTATGGCAGAACGAAAAAAAGCAAAACCTATACGTAAAACAACTAAAGGTAAAGGCGCTAATTACCGCCCCACCAAGTCTGGTGCTGGTATGACTAAAAAAGGTGTGGCAGCCTATCGTAAAGCTAATCCTGGATCTAAATTAAAAACAGCCGTAACAGGCAAAGTTAAAAAAGGCAGCAAAGCTGCAAAAAGACGTAAATCATATTGCGCTAGATCTCTTGGACAGCTTAAACGTAGTTCAGCTAAAACAAGAAATGATCCTAACTCAAGAATACGTCAAGCAAGACGAAGGTGGAAATGTTAAATGGCTAGTGGAAAAAAAGATGCTTGTTATCATAAAGTAAAGCGTAGTGCGAAAGTTTGGCCTAGTGCATATGCTAGTGGCAGATTAGTCCAATGCAGAAAAGTTGGCGCAGCTAATTACGGCAATAGCAAGAAAAGAACAAAAAAATTTGCTGGTGGCGAAGTAACATTTGTTAAAGCAAAAGGTTTAAACAAGATGCTTTCAGGCAAAAGAACAAAAACCAAATTAAGCTAATGGCTAAAAAAGAAACACTTAGAGATTGGTTTTCTAAAAATGATGGTACAGGATGGGTGGACTGTAAAACTGGCAAGCCGTGCGGTAGAAAAAAAGGTGAAAAACGCAGAAGTTATCCTGCCTGTAGACCAACAAAAGCTCAATGTACATCAGCAGCCAAAAAAAAGACCAGCTCCAAAAGAATTAGCTGGAAAGACGGTAGGACAAAAAAAGCAAAAGGCGGTCCTATAAATATCTATATAGCAAGAGGTTGTGGTAAAGTAATGAGCAACAGAAGAAAGAAAACTAAAGAATATTAGGAGTAATAATGTTTAAAAAAACTAAAGGCTACTCTAAAGGTGGCAAAAAAGGCGGAATAAAATCCAAAGGTATGTCCAAAGGCGGTAAAGTAGGCGGAATAAAAAAAATGTCTAAGGGCGGTATGGCTACCAAAGGATATAAAACTGGCGGTAAGGTAAAGGGCTATAAAACTGGCGGCAAAGTAAAGGGGTACAAAAAGGGCGGAAAGGCAAGTAAATAGTGTCTTACCTTTACAGCAATATACCCCACTTTAAGTGCTGGGTAAGGAAAGAGTACACTCATAACCATGATAAATATCATGGTGAATTTTTGCACGCTATGGCAGTTGGCGTGACTACGATGCCAAATCGCTGCTTGAGTTTTCATATCATTTTTACTGGCGTAGAAGCCGATGACGAACCTGAAGATACAATTCATGGTGGCGCTATGTGGGCTCGTATGCCAATTACAGCTTTAGTTGGTGATACTCCTTTTGAAGAATGGCCAGAGCCAATGCAAGTTCATGACGCTCAGCCTTGGGATTGTTCTTCTCATCATAATTCAGTTTACGTTATTGATAGGGCAACTCCTTGTCCTTGGTTGGCTAAAATAGACGGTAAAATGTTTCCAGCAAAATATTATTTTACTGTTGATTATGCAGAAAGCGAGATAGCAGATGATCCTGCCCAGCATAAAAGCAGTCATGTTCTAGAGTTATTAGACGCAGGAGAATGGACTGGAAATATAGTTGCTCTGCCAAACAATAGAGTTAGGGTTACACATCCAGCTTGGTTCCAGGTTGGCTCTGGTGCACCTGACTTTAGACCATCTCAACATATACATTATTCTAAATCTGATTTAGACTATACCTTAGATGTAAATCGAGTTTTCGATAATTTATATAACGAGGATGAATAATGGCTGATCTATCAGTTGCTCAAAAAAGAAAATTAATAAAAGAACTTAAAGGCGCTTCTAAGCTTCATGCAAAGCAAGCGGCTCAAATAGAAAGATCTTTAAAAAAAACTAAAAAGAAAAAATAATGTCAGTTTCAGGCAGTACAGATTTTGAACCAAATGTAGCTGAGTTCGTTGAGGAAGCGTTTGAAAGATGCGGCCTAGAACTTAGAACTGGTTATGATTTAAAAACTGCTAGAAGATCTATTAATTTAATGCTTGCTGAATGGGCTAACAGAGGTCTAAACCAATGGACAATAGAACAAGACACTCAAACTGTTACTAAAGGAACGGCTGAATACACCTTAAATTCTAATGTAATTGACATTCTAGATGTTGTCTTAAGACGTACAACAAATGGAGAGCAAACTGATATTTCTATAGAAAGATTAAGTAGAAGTTCTTATTTGAATATTCCTAATAAAACAACTCAAAGCATGCCGTCTCAATGGTTTTTAGATAAGCTAAATACACCTGTTTTAAAAGTTTGGCCTACGCCAGAAAACTCAACAGACATTTTGGTTTTTAACAAAATGGTAAGAATGGATGATGCCGACGCTGGAACTAATACAATGGATATGCCATTTAGGTTTTATCCTTGTTTTGCAGCAGGTCTTGCATATTATATTGCAATTAAAAGAGCGCCAGAAAAAGCTCAACTACTAAAACAATTATACGAAGAAGAATTTGATAGGGCCATGTCTACTGATGAGGATAAAGCATCATTTAGAATTAGGCCTTTTAATAGTTTGAGGTAACATGTCTTACGCTTCAGGTAAATTTGCAGTAGGTTTATGCGACAGATGCGCGTTTGAATATCCTTTAAAAGACTTAAAAAAAGAATGGACTGGTTTTAAAGTTTGTAGTGAATGCTTTGAACCAAAACACCCTCAATTAGAACCGCATACAGCTCCAGCTGATCCTCAAGCACTTTATCAACCAAGACCAGATACAGATAAAGAAGTAGGCGAAGGTCAAGTTGTCGTTGTTTATAATGATATTTACAAACCTCACTTTATGAGTTCAAGCATTATAGGTTCAAATTTTTCATTGCCTCAATCAACTGGTGATATTGGAAGTATAACTGTTAGTACAGACGGATCAGTATCTCCGAGCCCTAGTCCTACTCCTAGCCCAACACCTAGCCCAACAACCTATACAGTAACTGTTGCTAGTTATTATGGATCTAATTATTTTTATATAGATGGATCTAGAGCTCCAACTCTTTCTTTAACAGAAGGACAAACTTACAAATTTGACCAGTCTGATAGTACAAACAGCAATCATCCATTAAGGATTTCAACTACTGCAAACGGAACTCATGCTGGTGGATCTGAATATACAACAGGAGTTACAACAAGCGGAACGCCTGGAAGTTCAGGAGCATACACTCAGATAGAAGTTGCATCGGGAGCACCTACGCTTTATTATTACTGTAGCAATCACTCTGGCATGGGTGGCCAATTAAATACTTAATATGAGCAGTCCTTTAACATTATCAGAATTAAAAACTCTAATTCAAGATTTTTCAGAAAACTCTGAAACAACTTTTGTTAATACGTTAGACGATATTATCAAAAATGCAGAAGAAAGAATTTTTGAAATGGTACAGTTTGATTATTTTAGAAGAAACGTACAAGGATCTATGAGCGCTGGCTCTAGATTTTTAACAGCTCCAAATGATTTTGAATTATCTTTTTCTTTATCTGTTATTGATGCTAATGGAGACTATCATTACCTTGATAAAAAACATCCCAGCTTTATGCAAGAGTATGCGCCAGATCCAACAGACTCAGGATCAAGAGGATTACCCTTGTATTACGGAGACTTTGATAAAGATTTAAATACTGGAACAAAAGAATCAACTTTAATTATCGCTCCAGTTCCAGACCAAAACTATACAACTGAACTTCATTATTTATATAAACCTAACTCTTTGGTTACAGATACAACTGGGACTTGGATGTCAGAACATGCAAGAAATGGTTTATTATACGCGTGTCTAGTTGAGGCTTATATTTTTATGAAAGGCGATGCTGATATGATGAAACTATACGAAGATAGATTTCAACAAGAAATGGCAAGATTAAAAAATAAAGCAGAAGCAAGAGGAAGAAGAGACGAATACAGATATGATTCGTTGAGAACACAGATTACTTAGTTTTTAAAAAAGGAGAAGATATGAAACCAATCAAGAAACTTGAAGGTAAAACCGTAGCTATTGTCGGAATGGGTAGTAGTTGGTTTGATTATAATTTAGCAAAATCGCATGGAGCTCA